TCCTGAAATAGAACAGGTTGTCAAAGACGTTATTAGTTCTTATCTAGACACTGTCACAGATGAATTTAGTGAAACGTTCAGAAAATCAAACATGTTAACTTTGGTCGATGCATCAGATCCGGGCGTACTATCAAGTCAAGCAACCATTAAAATGCAACAAAGATTTTCGCCAACATTATCCGTTCCTAAATCATATGAATTGGTTTTCCCCGCTTCTATTACTTCTCCCAGAGACGATGAGTTTGTAATTTTGTCTACTGAATTCATTTACAACGGTTTGACGTGTACGTTAAAAAATAAATTAGGAAGCAACGTGTTGCAAGTTATTTCAGTAACTAGCGGTAGAGCAGTAATTGATAATATTGGTAGTTATAACCCTAGTCTAGGAACAGTTTCTATTACAGGGTTTGAACCATCAGCAGTTGTTTCTAATGAGATCAAAATATCTGTTATTCCTTCTAACCAAGGTAGCGTTTCAACAAAACGCGAAAATAAATTAGGAAAAGATATTACAACTATCACAGTAGATGCTATCGAGACTACGACTCTATAAATAAAAATTTTAAATGGATTAAAAAATGGCAGCGGTAGTAACAACAGAATTTGTAACACAACTTATCAAAGATTCTAAAAAATCTTTTGATGGAAATCTGTATATTGGATTAGGAAAATCAACAACGTGGGGCGTTGGTGATACACCAGAAACCCCGTTAACCACTTTTGAATATGCAAGAGAAAGTAGAGGAAGAATTCAACATGTTAAAATTGTAACAGGTGTTGCCGCTGCAATTCCTAGACAAGATTGGACCTCACAAGAAATATATGTCGCATACGATGATTCGGATCAGGCAGATATCCCTTACGTAATGAATTCTAACTATGAGGTATTTCTCTGCACACAACAAGGAGTAAATAATGATGGTGTTGTTATTCCTAGTACAGTGGAACCTACAAAAGCACAACTTACTTTTTCTTCGCCTAATATTTTAGCAGGAGAAAATATTCTAAGAACTGCTGATTCTGGTGCTGCAACTGACAGGGGTTATGAATGGCGATATTTATTTACAGTCAGTCAAGAAGCAGTAAATCGGTTTTTAACTTTAAATTATATTCCTGTGTTTACTTTTGAGACAGATCCACAAGACGAAGATGTACAAAGTGAACAGTTTGAAATTCAAGGGATTTCACAAGATGGTCAAGTTTTAAGTGTTTTGGTGGAAGACGGTGGAGTAGGATACAGTTCTCCTACCGCTACAATTCAAGGTAACGGATCTGGCGCAATTGCAGAAATTAATGTTGTATCTCAAGAAATTCGTTCAGTAGTTATTTTAAGCAATAATCATGGATCGAATTATGACGTTGCTTCTGTTGCAGTTGATGATGGGGTTATTCCTACCGAAACTGCTACGTTGAGATGTATTATTGGACCAAAGGGTGGAATTGAAGCAGATCCGATCAAAACTTTAAAAGCATCAAATTTAATTGTTACTACCGATTTTGAAGATGATGAGTTCAGTACTTTATTGACAGAAAACGACTTTAGACAAGTTTGTCTTTTAAAAGATCCATTAGCGTATGGTACATCTAATCCTTTCAGTGGATTCACTAGTGCGGGAAATCGTGCTCTTATTACGCAAGGTGGAGAACCTCAAATGAATGTCGATTCTATAATTGAAGGAACAGTAAGTGGTGCCAAAGCAATCGTTGATTTTCATGACACTGTTAACAATTACATCTATTTTCATCAAGAGAAAACTACCGGATTTGCGAATTTTCAACAAGGAGAATCTATCGGAAACGGTACTTCTAATGCTGATATTTTGAACAATGCTTCATTTATATTAGAACCGGGTGTTGACGTATATTCGGGCGAAATACTATACATAAATAATATTACTCCGATTGCTCGAGATCCAAACCAAACAGAAGATATTAAGATAATTATAACGTTCTAAGGGACCTAAAATGCCTACACCTTTTAATTCAAACACTTTCAGGGATGACTATAATGATGACTGGATAGATTCAGCCGGTTATCATAGGATATTGTTCAATAGTGGGCGAGCACTCCAATCAAGAGAACTAAATCAGTTACAGACAATTATTCAAGAAGAAATTACTAGATTTGGTAAAAATATTTTCAAAGAAGGAGCAGCAGTTTCCAAAGGATTAATGGAAATTGATAACAATTATCGATATGTTCGAGTAACTGGAAACGGGGTAAATGCTATTACACCGGGGTTTCTTCTGACAGGTGATAGTTCCGGTGTCACTGCAAGGGTTATTCAAAACGTTGCGTTAGGTTCTAATGAATCTCGTCTTTATATTCGATACACAGGAAGCGGATCTGCGACTCCAGCAGAAACAGAAACACAATTTGTAACTAGTCCTACTCCTGAAACTCTTAACGGAGGTATTTACACGGTAGGCGGAAATTCTACTGATGTTGGCGCGGGAGTTCGTATTACAGTAGACTCCGGAGATTTTTTTGCTGGCGGAAGATTTGTCTATGCTCCAAAACAACAATTAATTCTTTCTGCAACCACTAGAACCTTTTCTGGTACGGTTGGTTTTAAAATTGAACAAGATGTTATCACAATCAACGACACTACTGCACTTTATGACAATACCGGAGATCAACCGAACGTTGCTGCTCCCGGCGCAGATCGTTGGAGAATTCGTCTGACTTTGGTAGACAAAGCATCTATTACGGCAAGTGATTCTTTTATATTTTTGTGTCGCATAGTAAATTCTAAAATTGTTGAACAAGTCGATGAATTAGATAATTACAATATTATTAACGACATGATGGCAAGAAGAACTTATGAGGAATCCGGTAATTATCTTGCTGAACCTTTTCAGTTAACATTTGAAGATGATGACAGTACTGATTCTGACATCTTTGCCGTTATTGGACCCGGACTTGCATATGTTCGAGGATATAGGGTAGAAAATCAATATCCTAAAAAATTAAAAATTAAACGCCCACAAAAAGTAGAAACGATTACTAATGAATTTGTAGCGGTTGATTATGGCTCTTATGTTCTTGCTAGTGGAACTTTGAATTATGAAGATTTTGCCCCGACTACTGGGGAAGTAGAAGTTAATCTTTATAACGTCAGTAATGTTATTCAAGGTACTGCTCACATTAAAAGCATTGAAAAACAAGACGCAAACACATGGAGAGTTTATTTAAACAATATAACCATAGATGCTGGCAAAGATTTCGATGATGTTACTAAAATCGGTGATACGACAAGTACCACATTTAACATTGAAGCAGGAAGATTATATGAAGCAAAGAAACAAACAAATTTATTTGCTCTTCCACAAATAAGACCTTCTTCTTTAAGCAATTTTGAATATACTTATCAAAGAAGTTATCAGGTTTCTGCATCAACGGGACAAGGCGGTGGTCTTGCTGCAGGTGAAAGTTATGCTGATGAGACCCTTTGGTTGGTAACAGACGCTGCTGGTGCTATTGAAACGGCCGCAACTATTACTGATGAAGGTGCAACTTTTGCGTTGAGCGGAACCGTTGGTTCTGGTCCTTTTACCGTTGTTGCTAACATCAACGCGGACGGTGTAGAGCGTAGAACAAAAACTAGACTTCAAACTACGTGTACTGGAACTTTGTCGAGCGGTGTTCTTGCTCTTACAGACACTTCTGGTGGACCTAATAACGGACAAGTAATTTATGATGCTTATGATGTTATATCTGTTGTAGACAATTCTGGTTTAGATGTTACTGATGCATTTTATCTAGACAATGGTCAAAGAGATACTCATTACGAGCAAGCATCTGTTATACAAAAACCCAATACTGCTACAACCGGGACTGTTACTGTCACGTTCAGATGGTTTAAATGGTCGAACGATAAATTTGCGGGAGATCCTACTCCGGGCGTTTTCTTTGATGTTCAATCTTATGGCAACATCGATTATACAGAAATTCCGCAACACAAATTATCAGACGGTACAATTATAAGTTTGAGAGATTATCTTGATTTTAGAGGAAAATTAACTGCAACAAACATCCTACAAAATCAAACGCCTATTAATGCACAACCAATCTCTTGTACTGCTTCATACTATTTGTCTCGTGCTGACAAACTCATTGCTACTGAGGATGGCGAGTTTGAAATTCTTATGGGACAACAAGCAAGGGAACCCTTGTTTAAAAAGACCCCAGATAACGCATTAGAACTTTATAAAATTGTAATGAATCCTAATACTTTGAGTCCAGAAGATATTAATACAACGTTTATAGAACATAAACGATATACTATGGCAGATATTGCTAAGTTAGAAAGAAAACTGGATGCACTAGAAGAAAGTTACACTCTTTCTTTCGCAGAACTTGAAGCAAAATTAGAACCAAAACTTGATGAAGCAACGGGGACTCCTGTTCCAGATACCGGAAGACAAATTGATGATTTTACTGATCAAACAGGATCGTTAACGACACACGAAGATTATTGTGCCTCAATCGATCCAGAAAATAAGTTATTGCGTCCTTGTTTCGACGGTAACAATTTAAGATTAGTATATCGTCCAGATGATGGCAATTCTTGGACTTCTAAAAATGTTCTTATAAAAGGAGACAATGCTTACGTCAACCATACAGAAACATCATGGATTGATCAACCACTTGCAACCAGATCCGTTTCTATTAATGCTAACTCGAAAATAGATTACATCGGAAATCTTATATTATCTCCTTCTACTGACGAATGGAAATCAGAACAAATAGGAACCAGAGCAATTCCGGGAGGAAATCGGTTAGACACAAAAGAAGCACTTTTGTTTAATTCGTGGCAATGGAACTGGGGTGGGCGAGCAATCGAAGACCTTGAAATAGATCCATCATTAGTATCTAAAAGAGGACGTGCTGGTATTATTGCTAAACCTAGAAATATAAGTCTAAGAGCTAGGCGCAGACTTGGTGGCACAGGCGGACATGTGAATCGCGTAGTTAGTAGCGAAACTATTAGAACCGTTAATAACAGGGGAAGAGTGCTTGACGTTGCAATTATTCCTTGGATTCGTTCACGTAAAATTTATTTTAAAGCAACTGGACTAAAACCAAACACTACGTTTATTCCGTTTTTTGATGGATTAAACGTTTCGATTTGGTGTAAAGAAGAACCATTTGTTCGTTTTTCGGACGAAACAACTGCAACTGATATAGGAAACCAAGGGCAGCAATATAATAGTGGACATCCAGATGGTCAAGGAACATTGACAACTGACGGAAATGGTGAAGTAACAGGATCTTTCTTTATTCCTAATGTTCCTCCAACTTTTTATACAGGATCTATTGGTGTTCCTACTGGAATTGCAGCAGGCAGCATTGGTCTTAGATTTAAAGCAGGTAAAAAAGAATTTAAATTATTAGACATTAATGTTCCTGATCATAATCAGGCAGGTAGTTATGCAATTGCTACTTATGATGCATCCGGAATGATTGATACTAGAAAAGATGGCATGACTACAACTAGAATGCCTAAAAAAATCAAACAACAAGAAAGCAAAATTCGAAGACCTTATAATGTATCTGAATTAAAAGATTATTTAAACAGTGTTGCACCGGGAGATGTTAATCTTATCGAACCTCATATTTCAGGAGGTTGGGGCGGTGATGCTTCGATCCCAGTTGTTCTTGGGTCTTTACCAAACCTTTCTGATGTTCTTTCAGATTATGTTTCTATTGATGAGAATAGTCAAGCAGGATCTAGTACACTACCAGATCAAGATGTATCATATCCGTTTGCTCAAAGTTTTACCGTAGACAATCAGTTCGGTGTGGTGTTGACAAAGGTTGATTTATATTTTGAAACGGCAGCAACAGATTTACCAGTGTCTATTGAAATTAGGAATATGTCTAACGGTAAACCCGGAAGTTCAGTAGTACCCGGAACAGAAGTTACTGTAAACCCAACAATAAGCACCTCTACGGATGCTTCAGTTGCAACTACATTTACTTTTGATGAACCGTGTTATCTTGATCCCGGTAGAGAATATGCTTTGGTAGTTAAATCACAATCATCAGATTATAAGATATGGATTGCGGAAGCAGGACAATTTAAAATAGGATCTAATGATGTTAAAGTTTCTACTCAGGCAGCAAATGGTAAATTGTTCTTACCACATTCGGGTTCTGCTGGAACTTCAAAAGAATTAGATCTTGCATTTTCTCTTTATCGAGCAGTGTTTGACACGAATGCTAGTTTGCTTCTTAGGAATGCAGTTGTACCTCACAAGTTGTTAAACAATAACCCAATTGGATTAACTGATAACTCAACTTCTGCTTACGTGAAACATGACTGCCACGGATTAGATGTTGGGGAAGAAGTGGTCATTTCAGGAGTACCCGCAGGATCATACGGTTCTCTTACACAAAATGACTTGAATGGAACGCGTACAGTAACGGCTGTTGATGCTCATGGATTTACTTTCACTATCCCGGATCCAAATATTACTGGATACGTTGGAGGAAACGCAGTTCTTTCTAGCAGAAACATACAATTTGCTATTGCCAATCCTCAAATCGAAACGGTTGTGCCTAATCAAACGTCGATTGATGTGAGTGCTAGATTTACTTCCGGTAAATCTTTGGGAGGAAGCGAAAATAAATTTGTAAAAGAAACTTCATATCGAAGAATTGTTCCGGACCAAAACATTGAATTTAAAACACCACAGTTGGTCGCACAACGATCAGAAGAGACTGATATATCAGGTACGATTAGTCAAAATGGCGGATTTTCAATGGATGTTAAAATTGATCTTAAATCTGCAAACGACTATGTTGCCCCTATCGTAGATTTGCAGCGAGCATCGATGACATTAATTCAGAACTGTATTGACAATGGAGTTTATATTGGTGGTAATGATGAACTTGTGCCTTATGGTTCTAAATCTCCTGCACAACATCATACTGCTCCCGTTGAAACGGTAGAACCTTCGACACAACTGGAAGTAAAAGTTGATGCATCGGTTCCTAACGCTGCGAATTTAGATTTCTATTATAGAGCAGTTATGTCGGGACAAAATATTCTTGATCAAAATTGGATTAAAGTAGAACCTAAGATTCCTATTGTAAAAGAAGAAAATCCACAAGTTACTCATCCTATAAAAATTGAACAGGAAAATCTTCCTAAGTTTACACAATCACAAATTAAAACGATGATGACTTCAACTGATATGATAAAAATTCCTCAAATAACAGGAATTAATATAGGAACCTTCTTGTAATGGATTGGAATCATATGCAACCTGTAGAAGGATATCCTCATCTTTATAGAGATAAAAGAAATGGTGCGATTATAAATACGGATATTAGTGAATTTGAAAAAGCAAGGAAAAGAATTTCTGCTGCCAAAGAAAAAATTCTTAAAGAAAAACAATTGGAAGATAAAGTAAATAAATTAGAAACAGATGTTTCAGAAATAAAAGATCTTCTTTATAAGTTGTTGGAGAAAAATTAATGTCTGTCGTATATACTGTTACCCCTAGTTGTCCTTATAAATGGAGATGGATCCGAGCGGGAGACGAAGAATTCGTTGATCAATGTATAACGAAGCCCGTTGAAGAAAGACCTGCTAATTTTATTTCTGGTAAAGGTTTGGTTGCAGATACCGAATTTTATTTGTGGTTGTACCATTCTTCCTATCCGGATGAAGTTGTTAATCACACTTTCTATGGCAAAAAACATCCAGAAATTGTTTCTTGGCCAGGTGGTATGGCAGCATATAGACGAGAAAAATACCACACTTTCAGAAAAGGTATTATTTGGATAGACGCAGAAACAGACGAACAAATAGGATTTGCAAGTCATTGGACCTTTGTTTGCACCAATGAATGGAGACTACAAAAATTTGGTTTGCCACCAGACAAATTGAATTCTGTTTGGGCACAAGTCGATGGTGCAGGAGTTCATCCTGATCATCGAGGGTCTCCTAAAAAACACGCATTGATGGGATTCCATTTTGGAAAATGCCTTGTACATTATAATCTTCCCTCGCAGTTAAACTGTGGAATGATTGCGACAGAGGCGAGAGGTATAGCAGCGGATTCAAGGGAAGAAGTTAGAACCGTTGAAATGAAATATGATAAAAATATGGGAGATTCTGGTGAAGCTAACTTTATGTCTGGCATCAACTTAAAAAACACTTCTACTAAATTATACAGTAGAATGGATATGTATAAAAACTTTTTAAGAAATCCCGAAATTTCTCCCTATGGATCATATACAAATGAATGTTTGTTTTATCCGAAAGATTGGAATTTTGAAAATCCTAAAATTGAACGGTTTCTAATAAAAGTTCCTTCACCAAAAACAGCGCATCTTATTAGACAAGAAGTTGGCGATTATAATTATAATTCGGTTAATATCGGCACAGATTGGACTAAAATAGAAAAAAATATTGATGGCAAATGGTTTTATGCGCCTGATCCTACGATTGATTTAAAAACAGTTCTTTACACTCAAACCAGAGATCATGCTTGGGTCGATGCAAATTTCTTATAAATAGAACAATACTTGTTTAATTTTGATCTGTTTGTATGTCATCAAGACCTTTAAAAAGATTGCCCAGTGGTGCGCTGCAAGAATTATCTTTGTCAGATGAAGATTATCTTGCATATCGCGCAGGCTTACACTTGGGTCAAATGGGGTCTGTCGATGTTGGTGCAATAACTACTAATGATGCTTTTTCCGCTATCGGAACATATTTTGATACTTTATATAACAACAGTGGTTCCGTAGAACAAAGTACATGGTCTTTACTCGTAGGTTCTGCAAGCGGAGTCACCAATACCAGCACCACTACACACACCATATCTTATGGTTCTGCTCCTGCTGGTTCAAACCCTTCCACTGTAAAAGTCGGTGACATTCTTTTAATTAGAAACGAAATTAATGTCACTGCTAATGCTTCTGATGTTTATGAGACTATAACAAGTAATTTGTCTTATACTATGGACGGTGTTAGTGGAGTCGGTGCTAACTTTTATGCAGATGTTATTTCACCAGACCCTAGTATCGGAGATATTAGTCTTGTTACTTGGGAAGACGGAACAACAGGAACTTATCGAGTAGATTATATTTTCGTTCCTACTCAACCCGGTACTTTATCGATAGAATTATTTGCCTCCACATCCGATACTGATCAAACAAACGATTTAGTTTCGGACACTTATACAATACCTAATATTGAAGTATCTGCTGATGCACTTGGTTCTATTGACGTTGATGGTGATCCTTCTTTATATACTGATATTGATGCTCTTGGCAATGTTGAAGTAGGAACTGTTATTAATGTTACGTTAGGTGGAGGAGCAACACCGACTCCTTTTTGGAATCAATTAATATCTACCAACCAGTCTGCATATACTGTCACCTCATCGTTTGGTGGTAGTATCGGATACGAGTATACCGTTGAAGTAACAGGAACCGGAGCATCCGAAATATATTTTAACGATGGACCTCTCACTGGTGGAGATCCGATTCAATATTATACCTTAACTTTTACCGGAGTTGCCGCAACAGGAAGCGGGTCTGTATTTGAAAGTAATCCTACAACATTATATCAAAATTTAACTGGAACGCCCACGGGAATAAATTCTACAAATTTCAGAGGATTTGTTCGTTGGGATAGATCTTTAAATGCCGTAAGAGAAATGTCATATCCAGATTTAAATGACCTTTCTACTAGGTTTGTTAAGTCTATTATGCATGATGAATTACCGGGGGTTTTTAGATTAGCATCTTCTTCTCCGGGTTCTGGTTGGACTAGTTTTATTAGTAATGTTTTTTCTGATACTAGACAAGATGGAACTACCGTTAATTATTCTATTTGGATAAGACAGTCGGGAACAGAACCCACAAAAGTAAACAACATTTTAACTACAAGGAGGTCAGGAGGCAGACAAGGATCTTATCAAGGATTACAAGCAGCGAACGACAACATTATTTCAACCACTTTTGGTGAAAGAGTAAAAGAGGTTATTAAAGCAACGGGAATTGGAAGTTATCAATTAAGATCTTCTAAACAAGGAGCGCCCACAGATTCCGGTGTTTGGGTTCCGCGTGGAGTTGCTTTGGATACTAGAAACGACACTTCTATAACTGATACGGTAACGGCATACACTGCTGTAACTACAACTCCATTTATTGGTGACTATCAGGTTGCAGTTCCGTATATTGAGAATATCGATTATATCGAAAACGTTGATTATATCGATAACATCGCGGATCCACCGTATATCCAGAATACTCCTTACATTTTTGATCCACCGTATATCCAGAATACTCCTTACATTTTTGATCCACCATATGTGGATAACATTGCGGACCCGCCATATATTCAGAATACTCCTTATATTGCGGACCCACCATTTATTTTGGAGACGCCGTATATTTTTGATCCTCCCTATGTTCAAAACATAGCGGATCCTCCGTATATACAAAATACTCCTTATATCGCAGATCCACCGTTTATTCTGGAAACGCCATTTATCTTTGATCCTCCCTATGTTCAAAACATAGCGGATCCACCATACGTGCAAAACACCCCTTATATCGCGGATCCACCGTTTATTCTGGAAACGCCATTTATTTTTGATCCACCATATGTGGATAACATTGCGGATCCTCCTTATGTGCAAAACACCCCTTATATTGCGGATCCACCGTATGTCCAGAATACTCCTTACATTTTTGATCCTCCCTATGTTCAAAACATAGCGGATCCACCTTATATCGCGGATCCGCCGTTTATTAGAGAACTTCCTTACGTACAAAACATAGCGGATCCACCATATGTTCAAAATGTTCCTTATGTACAAAACATAGCGGATCCACC